GCTATATTTTCAACCACTAAAAGCATTGTGTATAGTTCGAGTCCTGTCACCTCGACCACAACAAATGCCGTAGATTCGTTTAAATCTACGGCATTTTTTTTTCAGGTACACATTTTAGTACACACTTGCCTATTTTCTCTGCAAGCTGTGTACCAAATCATTATACACATCCGGCCTCACTTCTTTCAGCGCATCCATAAACTCATCCAGCACACGCCACACTCGCCCGGTATCGGCCTTTTTTACAATCTCCAAAAATTCACTCATCCTGTAAACGCTCCAATTTCCGCATTACGCCATTATAAACTTTAGGGTTTGCTACATACAAGGCCGACATAAGCTCATCCAGCACGTTCAGCGCCGCTGTGGTGTCTACGTTTGACACAGCCCGTAAAAAGTCACTGCCACCAACAGCAGCCCTTGTAGACGGCTCTGCCGCTTCGTAGTAACGCACAGGCTCTTGCAGTTCTGCTTTTTGTGGGGCATTGGATACATCTGCAAGTTGCTGATTTTTCACAACATACAGCGCCGCCAAATTTTTAACCCTGGTCATGGTAAGTTCGCTGTTTTCGATTTCGGCTATAGCGCCGTCAATCTCTCGCACGTCCACCATAGCCGCTACCTCCGTCAAACGTTTTTCAGTTCATCAATGCAATGCTGGATAGTTTCGCGGTCGTATCCATCAACGTTTCGGAGCATGTCTTCCAGCTTTCGCATCATGCTGTCTCGCGCATCGTCTCGGCTGTAATGCCCGCGCACATAATGCGACCCGCGCCGCGCATAGCTGCTGCCGCGTCCATAATTGCCGCGCATGTTGGCGCTCCAATCGCCATCCCGGCTGTAATCTTCATCGCGGCTGTAACCGTCATTTTCCAGCATGACAATTTTGTCGATGTTTTTAATGGTGTCTGTCAGCTTGTGAACAGTTTCCAAGTCGCCAGCAGACATTTCTCCTTTTTTTCCGATTTCGTCAAGCTCTGCGCACAGCATGTCCTTCAAATCATACAGAACCCTTTTACTCATGGTTTAACTCCTTTCAGCTCACGCGCTCAACCAAAAAATTCGCGTTCTCAAACAAAACGGTTTGTGTGCTTGTATTTTCGGCAGCAACGGTCAGGCAGCACCCGCGCGGAACTTCAACAAAAGCCGTGACGTAAATATTAAAATAGTTTTCTACTGCTGCCGGTGTCACGGTTGCAGTCGCACTGTTCAGCGGTTCACCGTTGATGGCAAGCGCCGCCGTAATAGCTTCCACTGTGCCGCCGGTAGGGATAGCAATGTTTGCACCAAATCCCACTTTGAAACGAGCTTTGCACTGGTTCGTAAGCCCTCGCAGGGTGACAATTCCTGCACCTTCACGATGCACAATGCAGCCCTTACCCGCTACTGCCGTTTCCGTCAGAGGCACGTTCTGGCCTGCTGCCACGCTCACGGTATTGGCGTTTGTAAATTCAGCCATAAAATCATTCCTTTCAAAAAAAGATAGTGGCGGGACGATTGCCCCGCCACATTTTGCACTATCGGCACGGGGCCGAACATGTCAGATGCTCCGACAAGTTGCCGTATTCGTTTTTAGCATCCGCAGCCGTTGCAAGTGCCGCAATTCCCATACTGATACGGTGCGGGAACAGGGAAAGCAGGAACAGGGCGGGGGTTGTAGTAAGCAAGCTGCCCGCTCATATAGGCTTTCAGCGTTTCATTCTGCGCAGCCTGACTTGCGGCAAGCTGTGCGGCAAAAAGCTGCTGGTTCTGCTCGGCAATCTTGGCATCCTTTGCCTCAATGCGCTGCGCCGTCAGTGCGTCAAGCACAGCGCGGGCGTTCGCGTTCTGGTTTTCGATGATGTCCCGAGTGCCGTTCTGAATGGTCTGGCGCGTGTCGCAAGCCTGCGTAGCAAGGTTGTAATTCACGCCCTGAATCGCTTCGCGGGTCTCGCAGCAGCAATTCGCCTGCTGCATCTGCATCGCGTTAAGCTGCTGCATAAATGCGGCCTGCTGGTTTGCGCGGCTGATTTCGGCGCTCATAAAGCCCTGCTGCATAGCGTTCTGCACACCGTTGACAAGCTGTGCCTGAGCATAGAAACCGTCACACAGGCCGTTGTTCACGACGTCGATTTTGCGTTCGATGTTGGCAAAGTCGCTGGTTAGGATGTAGCCATCGACAGCGCCAGCACCATTACCGCCGCCAAAGCCGTTGTTGCCCCAGTTGCCGCCCCAGCCACAGAAAACGAACAGGAAGAGAATAATAATCCATCACGCACCGTCGCCGCCAAAGCCCCAGCCGTTACCATTGCCCGTATTAGCGGGCTGCACAGGCATTGTCATAACAGTGCCGTCCGAAGAAAGACTCATGTTTAACTCCTTTCAAAAGTTGAATGTATTGTTCACCGTGCGCACGGTTTGAACCTATTTTAAAAAGCCCTGAAACTGCTGCGCCATCGCTTGCAGCTGATTTAGCTGCTGCTGGCTCATTTTTCCAGATTGCAGCAGCTTTTGAACTTCTTGCTTCGGGTCGCCTTGAAAATTCTGTCGGAACTGCTGAAACTGCTGCATCATCTGCTGAAATTGTCCCATCGGTGCAGGCAGTCTGTTACCGCCTAAAGCATTAAACAGTGGATTTGGCATTTTCGCTCTCCTTTTTCTTTGTCAGTGGTTTATCTGCCGCAAGCGCGTCAAAGCGCGCTGCCAGCGCGTCAAACTCTGCACGGGTGACAAATTCTCCGGCCTGCGCTTTCGCGGCCTGTGTGGGCTGTTTCTGTGCCGCTGTGCGTTCCGTATAATCAAAGATGCGCAATGGCTGCGGCATACCGCTAGCATCGGTGGACTTAATGTAAAATGTGCTGTTTTCGCTGTCCATCAGCAGCACACTGTTCCCCGCCGCCACCATATACGCTTTGGCTCCCTCTTCCCCCTGCACCCAAATAATAGGCGCAGTCTGCTGTGCAGTCTGTTGCTGCTGCGGATATGCCGCCTGTCGAAGCTGTGCAAGCTGATCGGGCATGGCCGACGGCATCTGCTGCCCCATAGGGTAATATCCCGGTGCGAATCCGGGCTGATACGGTACGCCAAACGCCATAGTCAATCATCCTTTCTGCCAATAATACAGTGGCGTCTCGTCGCCGCTGTCCCATGTGTCAAGCCAGTCCCCATCACGCACGCAGACAACGTGCGTTGCAAGAGCCAGAATATAAGTCCCGCTTGGGTGCTCCGACGCGAAATCCGCAACCGTGTAGCAGTCCGGGCAATTGTTCGGAATTGCCGAACGGTTCCACCCACACCGACGCAGGTAATGTCCCCATACGTAATTAGCAGTCGGCATATCATGTAATAGCAAACCCTCAACAGCCAAGTCTGTATATACGGTCTCCCATTGTTTCAAGGTGGCGGCTGCAATGGCTCTTACTGTACAATCGCCGACGCGCTTATGTTCTGGATTCAGGTTTAATTCTCTGTACATGGTTTTATCCTCTATATTTATTGTAATATTTTACACAATTTCGCGTGCGCCACATCTGCGCCGACTTTACGCCATATTTACGCCAATTTTTGCAGAAAATTCTAAAAAGTCTTTGCAAAAGCCCTTGACATTACATCTCTAGCGATGTATAATATAGACACAGTAAGAGATAAGCAACCGCACACAACAGGAGGAAAATAAAATGACCACTATTTCTAATGCCATCTACGCCGCCACCAACACTTCCGTCAACAGCAACGATGTTATCGATGAAATCCGCGAGGCAATTTCCAGCGCCGCCATGGACAACGGCAAGCAGTGGGTCACTGGCCAGGATGACGCCTTGTGTCGCTGGGAGTACTACGTCGACTACAACCGAGAGGATGAGCTTGACGAAAACGGCGAACTTATCCAGTCTGATGAGACCATAACGCTCCTTAGCATCCACATCCTGCCCCGCTCCGCCAGCTCTGCCTTTGTAAAGGCCGGCAACCCGGTAGGCGTAGAAATCACTGTGGACGTCAACATCGAACTTTAATTAAGGAGGCCCCCATGGAAATTACAATTACCGAATACGCTGCCCGCCACAACCGCAGCCCCGTCACCGTCCGCCAAAAGGCCCTGCGCGGCGGTTTCAAAACAGCCCGCCGCGTCGGTCGTGACTGGCTCATCGACGAAGATGAACCCTACACCGACAACCGACTTGCCGCACCCCCACCGCCGGACCTGTGGCTGCTGACCAGCGGCCGCCGCTGCGACACCATCAGCGACGCGGGCGCGGTCAAAATCGCCAATGATTCCTTCTCCGTTCTGATTCCCACCGGCGCAGGCGACGGCGACTCCGCGTTTTGCATCTATAACGACGGCGAGATAGACACCGCACCCCTCAACTACTTCACGTTGATTTCCGGTAAATTCAACATCTACGACTACGATTGCGGCAGCACCGTCGCCGAAACGGTCGAGGGTTCCTTTCAGGTCTACTACTCTTCCGGCATCGTGTTTTTTATAAAAGCAGAATAAAAAAAACAGCGGTCGCACCGGGCAAATGCCCAGCACGACCGCTGTTTTATATCTTCCTGATTTTATCCACGACCGCCCGCACTAACCGATTGACCGTGCGCTCGCTGCAGTTCATTTCCGCAGCGATCTCCGCGTTGCCCAGGCCGCGCCGCCTGTAATCCAGCACAGCCCGCTCGTCGTCGGTCAGCATAAAGCAAATTCTGTTATACGTCGCCAGGTCAACACAGAAATCAAACCGGCGCACGCAGTGGATTATTTATCTTTCGCGCTCTGTTTCACGCACTGGTTGGCATAGACCGCCCCCGCCGCGCACAGCACGCCCTGAATGATAGCGGTGAAAACAGCCATGGCCGCGTCCTGCCCGCCGCCGATGGGCGACGTCGCCAAAACGTACAGCGCGGCCAGCACAACGCCCACTGCGGCCAGCACCGCCGGGATGAGCTTGTCCGCCACAGCCGTGCTGGTTTTAAGGCAGTACCCGACGAAAATCAGCGCCGGAATCAGTACCAGCAGTTCAGGCTTGATGTAGTTCATGTAGTCGATGTTCATAGTTTAGCTCCTTTCTCTAAATCATGAATTCGTGTTTCATGGTTTTGCAAAATCTCGTCTTGCTCTTCGTTGTGCTCCCACAACCGTTTATGGTTCGCACTGTTGCTCCTGTCGTTATCCTGCACCTGCTTTACCACACTGTCCAGCAGCGCCTTCAACTGCGTGATACTGGTATTCAGTTTCAAAAGCGGCGTTGTGACCGTGACAATCAGCCCGATAAGTACAACAATGTCCTTGACGATATCCCAATCTGTCATTCTTCACTTCCGTTCCGGGCGTCAGGCCCATTCGCTTTTATACAGCCCAGCATCCGTCAGGCCGCGCTGTTTGCACAGCAGATAAATTGCATCCGCATCCCCCTGGCTCACCGGCCCGATGGTGATTACTTGCAGCTTGCTTGCGGGCTTGTCCACCGCGGGCAGTGCTTTGACAAGATGATTCAAATCAACAACGGCAGTGATGCCCGGCACGCTGCCCTTTGCGGCCTGCCCATACTGGTGGATGTAGCGCGGCAGCGTCTTGTCGTAGTTCGTGCGCGTGTCGGCCAGCCAGCCGATGTAATCTTCACACAGGTAGGCGTAGTCGATGTTCGCGCTTGCAAAGGCTGTGAATGTGTAAATGCCCGCCGTAAATCCGTGCGTCTTGGCTCTCTCACAGAACGCCATCGCGATGGCGGTGCGCTGGTCTTTTGACAGGTTGTCAGCGCGGCCATCGTGTTCCTTGCGGCTCCACTCGGCATCGAAAAACAGCGGGTAGCCGGTCGGGGCAAGGCTTGCGCAGAAATCGGCTTCCTCGCGGGCTTCGTCCACAGTGACCGCCTGTGAGAAGAAATAAAAGCCGAACAGTTTTCCGTTCGCTTTCGCCCCTGCAAGGTTGGCGTCGAACTGCTCGTCCTTCATCAGCTTGCCGCTGCCGTATCCGCGATACCCGATGCGAACAATGGCGCGGTAGGGAACCTTTGACCAGTCAATAGTGCCCTGGTGATGGGCCACATCAATCACAACTTCCTCACCGCTGGGCTGTGCAGCGTCTGCGGGCTTTTCTACGGCGTGTTCACCGGCGCGGTATGTAAACACCTGCCTGCTTGCTGTGGTGAAGTTGTTGTCCAGCCACACCAGCGGATTCGTGCGCTTGCCGTTCATGATAACTTCAAAATGCAGATGCGCTCCGAACACATTCCCGCTAACGCCAGAATAACCGATGAGTTCTCCCTCTTTGACCTTCTGGCCGACCTTGACGCAATAGCTGCTCAAATGGGCGTATCGCGTCTGCAAGGTCTTTCCCTTGTAGGGCGCGTGTTTGATTCTCACCATGTTGCCATAGCTCTGCATTCCAGTCTTTGTGTGACCGTCCCAGTTCTGCGTCTGGTCAACCGTGCCTTCCTCTGCCGCGTAGACCGGGCGCTTGTAGTCTGTGCCGTTCTGCGTGCGCCAATCGGCGCCCTGATGCAAACTGCCATCGTTGTAGTACCACCCCTGCGTTAAAACGTGCAGGTCAAGCGGCCAGTGCAGCAGCACCTCGCCGTTAGATAGTCTCATAATATCAACCCCTTAAATTTTCAGTCATCCGTTGCGCTCATACCGCCGTGTACTTGTTCACGATGGGCATGGCGAACTTCACACCGACCGCCTTGGCTTTTGCCCAATCGGATAGTGCCTTGGTATTTGCTTGCGTCAATTCCGAGATTTTTCATTATTTCTCCTTAAATTATGTTTTCTTATAATACCGTACCCATACGGTAACGTTATCCCGTGTTCCGATGTTCTGATTTTGATAGTCGGACAAATGGATGGCGAAAGTATAATCGCCGGTTATGAACGTTTGTGCTATCAGATTTTGTGCAAAAGCAGCGACAATGACATAATCTGTGGTAGACCAGCCAGTATATATATTGCCGTTTGAATCCGTGTTAGCGGTGAAACTACTTTCCAGAAGCGTCGTTTGTTTTTGGTTGAGCGCTTTTTCTACAACGGTACTGTCTGCTTTTTTGCCCAAGGCCTTCCCCACCGCCTTAGCATCAGCGGCCACGCCTTCCTGCGTCAGCGTCGTATCAGTGGGGGGGGTAACAGCATACGGATTATTTGTTGCACTCATGATTTTTTCTCCTTAGTAAATGCAGAAAAACGGGCGAACGCCAAGAGGTTGGGAAGCGTAGTCGTAGTCCGCACCGCCCCTGCCGACACTGGCGAAATGGGCAGCGGTAATAACGTCCCTTAACCACCATGCATCACGATTGCAAATACGGCTCTGTTCGTGCTGGAACAACGGCAACTGGGACTTCTCTGCATGATAGTTATTCGGGACATTGCTACCGTCAGAAACAGGGGAGAAAATACCACTGCCATAGACCATCTGTTCGCACATAAGATTAACTTCGGAGTCGTACCATGCGCCGCCGGAAGCACGACCATTCGCAACAGCGTTCGTCAGAAAGATGTTGTGTTTCAAAATATGCCCGCTGAACGCACTCTTGATAGTTGTCTTTGCATTTGCCAGATTGGTCTTGTACATATCAGAACCCACATAACCGCCATTCGTAGTGTTGCTGCTGGATTCCCAACCGCCGGAGCTGGTGTTGTGCATTTGCGCATTGTATAAGTTCGTGTCAGGTACAATAACAATATGGTGGTCGGTGCAAACCGTAGTACCACTGTTGAGGTAGTAGTCGAACGCTGCGATTCGCCAATTGACCCCGCCAATCGTCCAGTAGTCTCCGATGTATAAATCATCGAATGTGCCCGCCGAAATAGCAGCATACTGTGCTGCCGTCACGCTCGTGCCAAGATACTTTCCCCGATAAATAGCGTTGTGCGCCCCAGCGTTTGGGGCCGTCATGATTCGCAGCAGGTCGTCTCTGCTTTCAAGATACGGATTATTCGCTGCTCCACTCATTACTGCCCCACCTCCACCACAAATACAGCCGCGCTCGTCGGCGCTGCGGTCGCATAAAACTTAACAACACCGGCCCCGGGTTCCAGCGCGGCAACCATCCGCACAGCATCCGTCACCCGGGTTCGGTCGGATACAGTAATCCGGCTGTCCGCAGTCACCCCGGCCACAGTCACGGTAGCGCACTGCGTATAACTTGTGCTGGTTCCGTCATCCCACGTCACTGTGTAGCTGCCAGCCGTCCAGCTTTCAGCCGGGACAGTTACGGTCTTAAACTTCGATTTCATAGCGGTAAGCAGTGCGTCGATTTGGGTCTTATCATAATAATTTGCAAACTTGCTGCTTTCTCCAGTATCCTTCCAAACCCCGGTATCGCTGTCCCACACCCAGATCGTATCAGTGTCGCCCACAATGGCCCAGTTTCCGTCGTAGCCTGTGTCGTGTGCCGCGTACAGCGCCTCGTAGTTCGGGTACCACCCAACCGCCCCCTGGCTGACCTGCTGGGCCAGCGCAGCGTAGTATTTGGCGTTATCCATCCCCTCGCCGGGGCGCGTGCCGGTATCTCCCACCGCCCAGCTGCGGGCCTCCTTGGCACTGGCCGCAGCGGCCGTGGCGTTGGCAGGGGCGGCCTTGATGGCCTCGATGTTCTCGTGTATGTCCTGGATGCCCGCTTCGTTATCCCGCACGATTTTGGCGTTGGCGGCCACTTCCGCTGCCAGCGCCTGCACGGTTTTGTATTCATCCGTGCTTTCAAGCATTCCATCCTGCACCGGGTTCCGGTCAATTTCCAGCCGCAGCGCGGCCATACCGGCCACACCGCCGCCCGCCAGCACCTCTACCACCGGGGCGAACGTGCCGCAGCCGGTCGTCATCTGGGCCGTCACGGCCAAATAAACTGTGTTGCGGTCGCTACTCACGCCCAGCGCAGGGTTGTAGACATAGTGGCCGTCTTTTTTATCCATCCGCAGGTTGACATCCGCGCCGGTTGGCAGTGTCCAGGGCTGCCCGCCCTTGTACAGGGCCACGGCCAGCACCGGGAGCGTATCGTCGTACTGTACCAGATGTACCGGCTGCACAACGTCACGCCGGTCAAAATCCGCCCGCGTCGCCTTGATAAGCGCTGCTGTGGGCGGGCTGTAATTGGCTGCCGCCATTTAAAACCACCTCACTGTATCATTCTGCCGTTGACCAACACATAGCCGTCGCCCGCGCCGTCCACGCCCAGCTGCACCTTCACGTTGCCTTTCGCGTCGCTTATCGCGATAGCGCCGCCGGAATACTGTCCAGCCATCGTGACGTTGGCAATCATATCGTTGGTGTTGCTGGCCGCAGGGCCGTACAGCACCAGTCGGCCAACGGCATTGTTCGACCCCCACGTGGACATGAAAGCGCCCTTGTGCCAGTTGCCGTCATTGGTTTTTCGGTACATTTCAATTTTTGCGTCGTCTATGACGCACTTGCTCTCCGACACCGTCGAAGTGAATTTACCGGTGATATCCACCGATCCGTCCGAGCCGATGTTGAAATTGTCGCTGTTCACCACCAGCCCGCCGTTAAAAGTAGTGACTCCCGTGTCCAAATTGGACACGAACTTTCCGTTGGTGGATTGCAGCACGCCGCCCCGGATAAGATTTGCGCTCATCGTCCCGGCTTTAATGAGGTTGGCGCTCAAACTTCCGGTCGTGATGAAGTCGGCGTTGATCGCGCCGTCCATCGTGGCGGCCAGGCGGTACGGCCCGCTGTAGCCGCTGCTGCTGTAACCCCAACCAGCCAGATTCCACCGCCAGACCTTGGTAGCCTTTTCAATTTCCGGCTTGTCCATCACAAGGATTTCGTCCGGCTCATCCGCGCCGGTGGAGCTGTGCAGCACCACATAGCCGCCCAGGTTACCGGTGATAAGCTGTGTGGCGCGGTCAATGGCCCGCTCCAGGTCGCTGCGCGTCTTGTTTACGGTGCTCTGTACGGTCTTGCCCATGTCAGCCACGGTGTTGGCCAGGCTGCTGCGTGCGTCGCCCAACTCTACACTGTCGTAACGTTCCAGCAGCGCGTCATAAACCGTTTTGATGCACCGGGCATCCGCGCTCACGCCCAGCTTCGCAAACTGCACATGAACGGTATCGCACAGGCACACACGTTCCAGCAGAGCCATGTCGGCGTATTCGGCGGTCTGTTCCAGCTGGGCAAAGCTCAATGTCAGGCTCACCTTCGGCACGCCCACTTTGTTGGCGCTGATATAATCCAGCGCGGCCTGCCGCAGCTGGGCGGCGGTGGGCTGCTCTTTTATGTCCTGGCTCACGTCCAGCGTCAGCACCCGCACAAAGTCATACTGGCCGTCCGGCACGTTGACCACCGGGCTGCCGGTGATTTGGGTCACGTTGCCATCACTGTCCACCCAGTAGGGGTATACGCCGGTGTAGACCTCGGCGCAGCTTTCCTCTTGGGTCAAGTCGGTCAGGTTCTTTCCGTAGCGGATCGTCACGCCGCGGTCTGTGCCGCGCTGGCTGTGCAGCTTCACGGTTGTGTTGTCCCACTCATACTCGCCGCCGTACACGTCCAGCACGCTGCCCTCCACGCCGCCCAGCAGGCTGCGCAGACTACCCGGCACGGCCACGGTAAAGTCCGCCACGGTCTGGATGTCCGTCCAGAATGTGTAATCACAGCTTACCGCCGCATGGCTTTTGAGCTGCTGCAAGGCGTCGACTGCGTTCAACGCCTTACACGGCTCCACCGGGATGCCGCTCAAATCGTAGCTGATGTGCTGCGCGTTGACCGTCACCTGTCCATTGATGGGGCGGCTGATTTTATAAATGCGGAAATACTGCGCCTCACCGTAGGGGTTCGGCTTCGCCAGAATCAGCCCGCGCAGCGCCAGGCTGCTGTAATGCTGCCCGGTGATGGGATAGACCATTTCCAGTTCAAACGCGCCGTTGCGCTCCTCGGTCACGGTGCAGCGCACAGCATCCCGCAGCACCCCCACGCCGTTGCCCTGCAAGCCGGTCGTGCCGTCGTAATATCTCGGATAACTAATGATTTACACCTCCTACAACGTCCACCATCTAGGTGTGATTTCGCACTTGCTAATGCCGCCACTCCAACTAATTTGTGTAGCTCCTGCCCCCAAAGCAGGAAATTCAGGCGCAGTTACATATTTATTTAAGTTTGTAGATTCTCTGTAAGCGTCCATCATTTCACAATCTAGGTACATAGGCCCGGTGTAACCTGTAATACTTATTTGTGTGCCACCAACTTGTAATTTGGCATCGTCAGTAACGGTTAGTGCGATAAGCGGCAGGGAAGGGAATACAGTTGGATTATACAGAGAATCACCGCTTTTGACTTCAACAGTATTTTCGCCGTCTTTTAAGTATTTCTGTGGTTTGCAATCTAACGAAATTGTAAATGGCGCAAGGTGGTTTGCCCGGATATCAGTTTCCGGGAAATTAACCACCCGCGCCATTCTGTACACATTTGGTTCTTCCTCTGTTTCAAGCCTGCGATAGCTAAAAGTAGTTCCACGCAGAAAAGCCGCAATCGTTGGTAAAGTGTCGCTTACATCAGCGCCAGTCAGCGCAAAACATTTTGCTGTGGCGCTAATATTTGAGTAGCTTCCATCCCATTCTGTCAGGTCTCCACTGCGTCCAGAAATGGTCGTGGCGGTTACTCTTGGCGTCGGTTTCCCAAAAGTAATTGCATTTTGCAGCCTAATTCCAACATCGAGGCTGCATACACCGTCAAGCCAAAATCCATTAAGCATATACAGCCGCCTTTCTGTTGCTTTGCGCCTGAAGCTCATACGAAATCTGATTTGCCAGCGCGTGTGCCATGGAATTTACATCGTCAAACTGAATGCCGTTAATATTGATGTTGAACGTCATGCCGCCAGCCGCGTTTGCGTTGCCTTTGCGGTATTCCGTCGCCTCTGCGCTTGTAAGCACCATTTCGCCGCGATGCAGGTTTGCAACGTAGTTGTTATAGGGAACATAGTCCAGACCGCCAGCGTGGGAGCCGTTTGTCTGCACCGTGCCGGTAAAGCCGGAGACAATGCCGTCTACGAAATTTCCGACCTGTTCTTTCAGCCAGCCGCCCATACTCTTAATACCCTCGAGCAAGCTCTTTGCCGCGTTCACGCCTAAATCAAAGATTTTGCCGGGTAATTCCGCAAGGCCCGTAACAACAGCATCTAGCAAATCTTTTGCTGCTTGCGTTCCTTTGTTTTTTAGCTCAACTGCCCACTCTACGACTTTTTCAATCGTTTTTGTGAACCACTCTGCAATGTTTCCGGGCAACTGAGTAAAAAACTCAATTACGTTATTCAGGAACGTAGATGCAGCGTCGATTGCGTTGGACTTCATTTGCCCAGCCCATGCAATGACGTTCTGGATCGTGGTAGACAGGAACGTTAAAACGTTGCCGGGGAGTTGCGTAAAGAACTCAACTACGTTTTGCAAGAATTGGGAGCCAGCTTGCCGCGCATTCTCTGCCGTTTCCACCGCCCAAATTACGATGTTTGCAAGCGCTGTGCCGAGAAATACGCCTAAGTTATACGGGAGTTGCGAGAAAAATTCTACAACAGCATTGATAAAATTGCTGCCAGCTTGGCGGGCATTTTCCGCCGTCTGTGTAGCCCAGTCAGCAATGCTTTGCACTGCGTTTGCCATGAACTCAGATATTTTATCGGGGAGCTGTTGAAACCACTCTAACGCACTATTAATCGCCTCTGGAACGGTCTCTGTGAAGAATGTAACAACAGTGGTCTTTACGAACTCAAAAATTTCGTTGACTTTATTTCTGAAATCTTCGTTCGTTGCGTACAGAGTGGCAAATACGCCAATCAAAGCCGCAATCAGCGTTATTACGATTGCAATCGGGTTAGCTGCCATAACGGCGTTTAGTGCAGCCTGCACAGCCTTAAGTTTGCCTTGCGCCAAAGAAAGCAAATCAATTTTCCCAGTAAGCAACCCAACGACAACTTCCGACCCTTTGAGCGTGCCATCCAAAGCGCCCTGTGCAACTTCTGAATCAGAAAGCCCCATGCTGAACAGAGATACGGCAACTTTAGCCTCGTCGAAAGCAGTTACCATCTTCTGGATTTTCGTTCCAATTTGCCATCCAGCAATAGCAGTGCCAACCGCGCCAATGGCAGGAGCCAAGGCTTCTATAACAGGGATTACTTCGTTGACAGCCTCTTTGACTTCATCGAAAATATCAAAAATTACACTAAAATCAGAATTTTCGATTGCGCTTTTCAGCGCATTTACTATCGCATCGCAAAAAAAAGAGAATAATTCATCAATGATTGGCTGTAACTCGTCTGCCAAAAATCCAAGGCCGTTAAATAGTGCCTCTATCCCTTCTACGACGGTTGGCATCATGCCTTCGATAACAGTGCTGACTACAGGGGCCAACTGTGCACCTATCTCGGTCATGGCGTTGATCAGCGTTGGGACAATTTCTTGAATACGCGGCAAAATGTTTTGAGCAGCAGTAAGAAGACTGTCTACGAAATTATTGATTAGCTGCTGAACATCCTGTTCTGGGTCTGCAATGCCTGTAAGCAGATTTTCCCAGGCGCTCTTCATAGAAGCTGTACTTCCTTGGATGGTAGTTGCAGCTTCTTTGCTGGTTGTTCCCATAATGTCCATGTTTGCCTGTACGACGTGAATCGCCTGTACAATATTCGCATAAGACATACTGGTTGCATCAACCGTTACGCCAAGTTCTGCTTGCGTGTCCTTCATGGCAGCGGCTTCTTTTATCAACCGCTTCATTTCAGCTTGCGTGCCACCATAGCCGAGCTTTAGGTTGTCAAGCATGGTGTAGTTCTGCTTCGCAAAGCCGTTATATGCGTCTTGGATGGAAGAAATATTGGTGCCCATCTTGTTCGCATTATCGGACATATCCGAAATTGCAGTATTCGCCATTTCAGCGGCTTTTTGTGTATCTCCGCCCAAACTTGAAACCAGAGCAGCAGCAGACGATGTTGATGTCTCCATGTACTCGTTTGCAGACAGGCCAACGTTCTTGTACGCGTCCTTTGCATAGCCCTCAATAATACCTGCGCTGTCCTTGTACAAGGTTTCTACACCACCGACAAGCTGCTCATAGTCTGCGTAACTGCTCAGGGATGCTTTGCCAATATCGAGAGCTGCACCTGCTGCCGATTTGCCAACAGATACAATCGTGCTGCCCACAGCTTTCAGACCATCAAAAACTGCGTTTCCAAGAAACGTTCCGCTGAATACGTCCCAAAAAGATGTTGTTTTGCCGCTTGCATCGTTTAACTGCCGCTCATAATCATCTGTATCAAGACTTAATTTTGCGTTTAGATTAAATACGTCCAACTTTTCACTCCTTTCTTGTTGATTTTTTGTTAGCCATGCTGTATCCTAGCTTTAGGAGGTGTTTTGCTATGGCAAAAGCTAAAAATGCAGTTATCGCAGGAGATTACGTAGGGAAAAAGGTCAATCTTTCTTTTGGTCGGGTTCAACTCGACATGGGATTGATGCCCGCAATCACATTAGACAGAAGCACCGTTGCGGATTATTCTGTTATGGATGAATCTCAGAAGAAGTCTATGTCTTCTGGTGTGATGCGCGGGCTTGTTGGCGGTGCTCTTCTTGGGCCTGCTGGTCTAGTGGCTGGCGCAGTCACCGCAAAGCAAAAAGGAATCTATCAAATCGCAATCCAGCTCAAGGAAGACCCCCAATGGGTAGCAAGCGGTAAACGCTTTTTAATCGAGGTTGACGATAAAATTTACCAAGCAATCATGAAAAACTGCTTCTAAAACGAGCCGCCCTATATTGTGGGCGGCTCTTCTAGTTTTTTAAGTTTGTTTTTCATGTGCGTAATGATTTCTTCAGGAGTGCGCGTTTCTTCTGGCGGTGGGTTAATTATATCCCAGTACCGTCGAGGTTCATTTTTGGTCTGCAACATTCCTTTGGCAATAGTTATAAGCACATCAGACATATAAATGCGATATGCTATTTCATCTGTTTGTTCCTTGATTCGGTAAGGGAGTGCCGACATAAGCGCTTTGGCGCTCAGTTTCGGCATACTCAAGATTGCGACTATTACGCTTTCTGCTCCGCACCGAAATACTGTTTGAAAAAATTGACGAAATCCTCATCTTTCAGAAGTTCTGTTACTTGCGCCACGGTAGCAAGAAAGTTTTGCTTGCCGCATTCCTCTGGCGTAAGTCCGTTAAACAAAGAAAGAATGGCATACACATCCTCTCTATGATCTTTAAGAAAGATAGGGACGAGATTTGATACTCGCGTAAGTCCAAAACGATACACGTCAATCTGCGTGTGCTCTCCTTTGGGTAGCTTGCGCTGTACTTCTGCAATGAGGTTTTTGTCTTCAGCCATATTCTGGATGTGAGGTGCTGCAATGCACAGCACATCACAGGTTTCATCGGTAGTCATCTGAGAAAGCAGCCGCATTTTTTATTCCTCCGCATCCAAGCTGTAAAATACCATCGGCATAGTATCCTGATTTTCAATAGAAACATGGCCGGTCAGCTCAACAGACAACTGGCCCTTGCCATTTTTGGTTGTCTGCAAACTAAAACCGCCAGTAGACAGTGCATTTTTGATCTGGATTGCCACACAGCCACCATCTGCGCGGTCACCAACCCACCAAAGATCAGTAAAATCGCTCTGCTTCAGGTCTCGGCGCGGTGTAACAACGTCATTTTTGCTGGCGGCGGTGCTGGTAATGTCAGCTGCGCCCAATGCCAGTTTAATTGCGTTTGCATCCATGCCCAGGCTGGTAAAGGACATCTTGCACTCCCAGCTATCCAGATGCTTCAGCTCCTTCATGTTGTTCGGGCAGTTGTCGATATCTTCACCAAGATCACTGTAAGTGGGCACACAAGTGGCATTGATGCCGCCAGTGGTAGCGCAGATAATATCTGCATCATCAGGCGCAGCAGGCGAGGTCGGCGTGAATTTTTTCAGCAGAACACCGGCGTCCATCTGCAAACCATTAAAAGTCTCCTGCGGAATAACGGTAAATTTACCCATATTTTCACCTCAGTTTTTGCATAAAAAATCGGCGGTTACGTTGATGTACCGCCGTTTGATATTTTTGTCCGTATCATCTGCCAATGATTGGCAGAATGGCGAACCTCTTGTAAGCCAGATATAACCACCATCGATTGGTAGCATTTTCCCACCGATGCCCAATGCCTCAGACAATTCCTGCACTTTGGCATTCGGTACGGCCTCAGACGTGGTATAGAACCACATATTAACCGTTAATGACACCGGGCTGCCGCCCCATGCGTCAAACACGGCATCATAGGTCAGGTAGGGGAGTACAGCGTCATCCGGTACAGCGTTGCTGGCGTAAGCGGTCATAAATTGCCCGAAAAACTGCTGTAATGCAGCGCCCTTTGTCATGTCGGCAATCCCTCCCGCAATCGTTCAGCCGTAAAACTTTTTAGGCCGTTCAGCATCGGAGAAGCACTTGCAGGAGCTTGCTTTTCTTCCGGGCGGCTCGTGACCCGGAAATATGCCCCGGTCGTCACGTCCTTATACACGCTGCCGTACTCGATGGGCACATCTTTCCGCACAATGCCGGTATACACGCTGGTCACACCCTGCGCTTCTGCCTGCCGTGCTTCAAGGCTGCTGTCCAATGCAACGTAATTCGCAAACTCTGCGCCATCGCTCCACTCGGTAGCATAGCCGCCCTCGCCGTCAGGCTTTGTAAGCTTGTCCATAATGATGCAGCTGTGCGAAAAATCATCTAAAAGGCTCATAGCTTTCTCCATTTGTTCAGCCGGGACGCAAACACGCCCTGCCAGCCCGTCACAGAGCCGCCAGAATTGCCGTTTGCGCTCGATTTGGTGTAACTATACCCTGCAAAACTTTCGCTTTGAAACGGGCTGTTTGCGGCGCTCTCATACTTGTTGCGCCATGCTTCCACATCCTCAACCAGAGAAATAAAGGCGGCTGGCACAGCCAGCGCCCACACAGTCCCGTCAAACGTTTCATCGGTCAAGCTGCCAGCACCGTACTGGTGCACGCCATCATTGAACACGCTCCCAATAATGCGGAAATATTGCCCCTCAACTAAAAAAGGCAGCGTAATGCTGCCGTCCTTGATGGTAAATGTGCCGCTGTACGCGCCATCCGGGACCTTAAACCAGTTCCGGCACTCTCGCATCAATTCTTCAAGCATTACGCCGCCTCCTTATTACTTTTTGAACTTTGCCAGCACAACTTTGGCTTCGTTGGTCAGCGCCGCAACGTAAAACTCGTCTGCGGTGATCTCGGTGGAACGGTTACGCGGCTTGCGCTCGGTCTCCACGTTGATATTGCGCTTGCGGTAGATGGTCAGGGCGGGCACATCGTCCTCGGTCTCGCTGTCCTCATTCAGCTTGACGATGGGGCAAGCGTAGTAGGCGGTAGCAGCGGCCTTGACCTTATCGCCGACAATCAGTGCAGCAGCGCAATGGGGCTGGATGGTTGCCAGATGCTTTTTGGTGGAGGTTTCGGTGGTGGCATCAGCGACAATCTCAATGGTGCCGGTGCTGTTGTCCTTCTCATACTCGATAGAAGGAACCTTGCGAGATGCCACAACGCGGGTGTTGGCAATCTTGCCGATTTCGCCGGTGACAGCAACGCCAGCCTGATACTTGTCAGCGCTGATAAAGTCAGCATCCTTGCGCAGGGTAGCCATCTGCTTGGGGTTGATGAACATGACCTTGTCGCTGTTGATTTCCTCATTAAACACGTCGATAGCGTCCACAACGCCGCTGTACTTGATAGCGGCAGCAGTGCCGTCATACACCAGCGTAGCGCCCTGCAAGGCTTCCATGCAGTCATTGTCGATTTTGGCAGCGATAGAAAGCGCCAGCTGCGCATTGGCTTCGCCAACGGGGTTGCCGTAGCCGGACAGAACAGCTTCATCGGTCAGGCCGACACCCTTCATGGCCTTCTTGATTTTGTACTTCTTGTCCTTGGTGCTCATCTTGTTGATGTCAACGTCAACGCCCTCTGCAACGTCCTCAGCATCGCCGATGTAGCCGTAAGACGGAACAGTGATGGTATCGCCGGGCACGCCAGCAAGGGTGTCATCCACTTTTGCAAAAGGTGCCACGCGGATTTTGTCGGGAATTTTAGCCGAAATCATATCGGCCATAACTTCCGGGTCAATCAGGTCTGCGAGTTTGGTCAAAATAGTATCTGCCATGTGTTAATCTCCTTTGTCGGTTCCATTGACCAGTGTATTGTACTGGTCAGGGTCAGTTTTTTTGAGCTTCAAGCGGTCGGCATAGCCCATTTTTGCAAATGCTGCTGCATCAATAGAGCCCGCGCCTGCGCCGCCATTTCCTGCGGGCGGGTTCGCCGTGTTTGCGCCCTGCGTGCTGGTAGTAACGATGTAGTCGCTGTAAGATTCTTTCAGGCTGGTTTCCAGCTTGTCAGAATCCTTGATAGCGCCTTTTTCATCCAGTTCCAGCTTGTCAAGCAGGCCATCGCCTTTGCAAAGCCGGGCAACAGACTGCAAGCGTTTGTCGGCAATGCCGACTTTTTTCAGGGCGGTCTCCAATGCCTTTTCTTTGGCAGCGGTAGTCTTTTCAGCGGCCACGCTGGTTTTGTAATCCTCAAAAGCCTTGTGCTCGGATTCATACTTTTCCTTGTAACCGTCATCGCCCTTTCCTTTCAGGTCGTCCAGTTCCTTTTGAACGACGGGAAGTTTTTCCGCATCGGCTTTATAGCGGTCAACGTCAGCTTTCAAACCGTTTACGGTGTCAGTGTGGGCTTCAATAATGGTGTCCTGCTGCTCTTCGGTCAGCCCCATACCTTTCAGCAGCTTGCGAGTAATAGCCAATGTTTTCGCTCCTTTTCTTCGGTGTCAGTTCTTCGACATTCGCGTTTATATAAAAACAGCGGTTCTTTGCTGTTTTTGCAAAAGGTTTGTAAAAACGTTTTCTTTTAGATAATTTGAAAGGAAACATTTTTTGGGTATAAAAAAGTGGCCGTTTCCAAAATGGAAACAACCACTAATAAAAAGAGCCGAGAGGCTTATTTGCCTTTCAGATCTGCTTCGATGATTCTTTTGTACTGTTCGCCGTGCTCGGCAATGGCAGGCTTAATAAAAGGCTTTGCCCGTTGGCCGTGTGTCAAATGCCAATCGCCTTTTTCGTCTTGATACACCCCCGGCGTTTGTCTGCCGCCCGGATAGTAAATGCCCGTGCCGCACTCAACGTATACGCCGTATTCACTATTTGTGCCCACGTAGGCAGCCCGTTCGCCGTTGTCTGCTACTGTATGTGTAATGCTGTTGCGTAGGTTGCCTGTATCAACAGGGCATAGTTTTTTAGCGTACCCCTCTGCCACAAGCCCGCATTTTTCCAGCGCCCGCTGGCAAGCGGATTCCAGCGCTTCCAATACTTCATCGCTGTGGTCTTCAAGTCGTATCTGCATTGCGTTTCCATCCCGCCCACTCTGCATAGGTCATATCTTCCACAAGCACAGATTCCCCCGTTTTGGGGTCTCTGGCGCGTCTGCCGCCGCTGCTAGTGTCCTCGCCGTCAACCTCTGCAATCTGCGTGCAGCGGCAGTTATACACAAGATAACCCGGTGCGGAACTGTCTCCCGGATACATAAGCTCGTAACCGTCAACCTTAAACGGCTTGTCCACATCGACCGTTTGCCCATCAAGCATTGCATGCGCGTGGCGTGTGCGGTTGTCCAGCGTTGCCAGCCATTGCTTTTTGAGCTTGATGCCCATGTCATGCGCGGAACGGTAAGTATCTAACCGCCCCGCGTTTTGCGCTCCTGTGACCGCCGTTCTGGCCGTTCTGATAGCGCTTGCGCGGCTCATATCCCGCATACGGCTTTGCAGGTCGTTTGCCATTTTGGGAATGCTTTTGCCTTGCAGGATGGAGCTTGTGACGCTGGCTGTAATCTGTTGCTTGCCGTATTTCAAGTCAATTCCGCGCTGCAATGCACGCTTTGGCGGGTAGTACGGCATCAAGTCAGGCTGTTCAACGACCAACCGTCTGACCGTCTGTTCATCCCACAGCGTAAAATCTGCCTTGTCGGAAACCTGCTCGATTTTGTAAGCTGCATAATTGCGGTTCAGCGTGTAAATGCCCGGCGTGGCGTCATTGACATAGGCTACAGCCGTTTCGTTGGCGTTGGTGTATCTTTCTGCCACCTTGTCCCGCAGCGCCGTAAAACGCTTGCCTCGGCCCATCTGCGCAAGCCGCCATTGCTTATATTGCTGCTCGGTGATTTCGCCTGCGTAGAGCTTTTCTTTCATGGCTGCATCACGCTTCTCGAACTGCTCAAAATAGGCTTTCACCGTGTCGGCCAATTCGTCAGCAGCTTCTTTGTACAGCTTTGCAATGCGCTGTTCCAGCTTTGCAAGCTCGGCATCTGTCATTTTGTGGGCGTAATCAGGTCTCGCCATTGCCGTTCATTCCTTCTCCCGGCTGGTTCTGCGGTTCGTTAGGCGGCTGGTTAGTAATTGTACGGTCTAGCTCCTCGGCAGCCTTGCGGCGCATCAAGTCTTCAAACTGGTCTGCGTCGCCGAGGATGGTCAGCAGCTTTTTGGTGATGTATTCATCATCGTAATACTCCGCACCTAGCATCACGGTTTGCGCTTCTTCCTGCTTGTTGATAATTTGGTTGCGCGTGTATGTCGGTTCATCATCAAGCCCGGCAATTGCCAAAATGCTCTTGATGCAGCGCGAAACGCTGCTTTCAAACTTATCCGTTTTCAAATCCAGCGGAACATAGCTTGCCTTAATAGCCGTTGCCGTCTGGTTCCCGGCGCTCACGGCAGATGCGTCAAACGCCTGAAAATCCGTGTACAGCTTTTTGGTCAGCATATCAATGGTGGCCTGCGTGCCCTGAAACGGTGCTTCAATGCTTTGCGGCGTGGCTTTTGCGCCCTCGTCACCGTCCGCATGGGCAACGTGGGTAGTTTTAAGTCGCTCCACAAACTTTGCATCGTCCACCTCGTCCATACCGCCGCAGTTTGTAAGCACCCAATAGATAAGGTTGCCCTCATCCACGTTGTTGACCATATTGCTGCTGGCAAGGTCGAGCGCGTCAACGGTGTTTTTCCTGCCGCACAGTTCGCTGCGTGCCTGTTCACCGTTTTTCAGCGGGATAATGGGAAATCCGGGATAGTTCTCGCCGTCATAAATTTCTGTGCCATCAATCTCCGAGTACCGAACTTTCAACTTGTACGGCAGTTTCCCGTTTAAACTGCGTACTTCACTGTTACGCGGCTTTATGTAGTCAGTGTAACCGTCCATCTCGTACAGCGTTGCCCGCAGCGGTTTGTCCGGGTCAATCTGCCAGAACCGGATTCCTGCTTTTAGTGCGCCGTCCTCTTCATCGTAAAGAGGCACGAACTGTTCCGGCGCAAACACCTGAATATGGTCAAGATTCCAGAATACGAAAGACTGCCCACCAATCAACGCATGGCGGGCAGCATCCATAATATCTTCATCAAACGTGGTGCCAAGCGCCTTTTTTGTGGCATCCTTGTTAAACGCAACACCATTGCCCAGTAGGTAAGAAACTTCCTGATCTACAACAAATCCAAAAAACTTGCTGGCAATCTTGTGGTTTGCTGTGTACATATCGGGATGCGCCTTTCCCTCTAGGTCGTACACCATTTTTTCATAGCGGTTGATTGTGGGATTTTCGCCCCAATAGTACAACTTTGCGTCCAGAATGTCCCGCGTCTTTTTCTGACCTTTAAAATCGTTGATGGTGTCAAACACAAACCCCATGCGGGAGCGTTCATCTTCACCGACCGCCACAAAGTCTTGATATGTTCTGATTTTCCCTCACCGCCTATCTGTAAATGCTTTGATACTTCATTGCCGTATTGTCTCCTGCTTTATTTGCTGTGCTTTCCATCGCATAACGCACAGCGTCAATGTGATGGTTGTTCAAATCCGGGTAGCCTTCCAGCACTTCCCCCGTTTTCGCGTCTCGCTCGTACTCGTACTCGCTGAATTCCTTTGCAGTGTCCGGGCAACGTTCCGGGTCAATGACAATAGCTTCCAGCATTTGCAGCCACTTTGTGCCGTATCGAACCGATTTCGGTCCTTTGCGGGCAGGGAATGTTTTTACGCCGTACTTGTTATAGTCGGCAATGGATTTTGGCTCGGCGCTATCCGCGCAGACTTTATCATTACGCGTCAGCCCTTTATCCAAAAGCAACTGCGCCGTGTCTCTGTTGCTGGTTCTACGCCGTGTCAGTTCATCGAAGATGTACAGCGTGCGCCGCGCCGCATCATAGTGCATCGCATTGTATGCCCACGGGTCAGGGTACCAGCCCCAGTCCACGCCGCGCTTGATGCGGTCAAAACCTGCAATCTGTTCATCGGTGATTTTCTCAATGCGTAGATTCTCAAATACCGCCGTGCCGCTTCCGACAACCTCGCCTAAATACTCGTGTCGGTATGCCGTTTCGTTCGTGCGCTCCAAGTATTCCGCATCTGCCAGAAACCGCGCTCCAAGCCATTCTGCGGGCGTCGTTTTATAGGTGGAATGATGTATCAGCTTTCCCGACCGCGCTTGCAGAGCGTACCCGTTTGCCCAATTCCGCGCCATTGCTGGCGGGTTAAAACTCTTGAATGTCAGTGACCAATTGCCGCCGCGCAGGCAGGATTGCTCCACGTTTCGGATTTGCTCTGCGCCGTCAAACTGGTCAAGCTCCTCGAACCACGCAATGCCGATGTAACCAAACGGCATCTTTACGGACTTGACCTTTCCGGGGTCGTCCATACCGAAAAAAAGCACCTTTTGCCCTGTCGGCAAATAGGTGCATTCCATCGGGGAAACCGTGCATCGGAAATGATCGTGCAGTCCAAGCTCATTGATTGCCCATACGATTTGCGCATAAACGCTTGTGCGCAGTGTGTTTCCGACCTTTCGGAACACTGCTGCGTGGCATTGCGGATGCTTTATGAGCTGCAAAATCAGCTCTATGCTGATATAGCTGGATTTGGTACTGCCGCGTCCGCCCTTTGCGACAAGCTCTTTCACATTGCCTGCCTTGATTTCGCGGTGGACTTTAGAGAAGCAAGGGGAAACAACGCCAGATAGCTTACAAGTCATCTATGATTAGCACCTCGCTATCCTGCTGTTGTTCCGGCTTATCCTGCCATCCGAAATTTGCCCGCAAGCTGAACTGTGCGCCGCCTGAGCCGTCTTTGTCATACAATCTTTCTTCGGCGTACTGTTCACAACGGGTCTTTGCACGCGTAATCGTGTCATTGAACTCTGGTTTGTTTTGGTAATTCAAAAGCGCCTGCCTTGATGCAAAACCAAGCGCAAGCGCCAATCCAGTCACAGTAGGCGGCTTTTTATCGTCATAGATGATATAGCCGTTTTTATTTCGCATCGGTTCACCGTTATCGTCTAAGAACGGCTGTCCTTTGCAGGCTTCAAAGTAGGCATCAATCTTTTCTTGCATTGCCTTTACGCTTCTGTATTTAGGTGGTGCGCCCACCGGATTTTTTCTTGATGCCACTTTATCACCTCGCCTTACAACACAAAAAGCCCACACAATTTGTGTAGGCTTATATCCCCCAAGAACCCATTTGCGCCGGAGGAAAAGCGCGTTCCCGCCCTACCGGTTTATGCTGTGCCGGTCTCACCCGTTGCGGGTAGCTATTCCGCAACGTAGTTCAGCAGCACTTGTATTCCGCGCGCTTACCCGCGGTTTCTGCTTTGATGTTATGGGTTTCGACTATGCGTAACTGCGGCAGTACCGGAGTCCGCACAAGCAGATGCCGGGCAGATTTTTTCAGGCTCTCGAAGTCCCGTTGCGGTCTGCCATCGCGCCGCGCTCCTAATCGGCTTGCCGCTTTGCTTACAGCGTTCAGGTTATCTATCGCGTTTCCTACGCCGGGCTTTCACCGGTGGGAGCGACCCAGCATGTGCCCTCAGCCGGACTTGAACCGGCACACCTGAGGCTCTTGCCATTGAGCTACAAGGGCATGTGCGGCTTGCCGTTTGCACGACCATTGTCATCATTTGTGAGGCATACCGCGCACTCTCACACAGACAGGTTGCGACCCTGCTCTCTGGTACTGCACATAGGTCTTGCACCTTTGCCGCGCCGTAGCTTGCGGAACGCAGCGCCCTTATTCTTTGTGGATAGAATCGGCTATGCAGCATATAAAATGCCGGTCTTTCCCGGCTGCCAGCTATGAAAGCAGGAGAAATTAAAATGGTAAAGAAAGTAGGTTTCGCGATGCCGTAGGCTGTCCCGTTCCTACATCATCCAGCATATCCATAATAGCAGGTTAAAAGTGAACTGGAGTGCACAGATTTTCAATTGCAGCACGGTGTAGTTTCTTTGCCCATCGCTCGGAAATATTTAGATTTATCGCAATTTTCCACCAATACGGTGTGCCGACAATATACCGCTCCCGCAAAACGTCCCGCTGCATTTGGTCTTGCACAGCGTTTATTGCGGTTTCAATTTCTTCCCTTTGCATCTCGGTGTCGATAATCTGCTTGTATAGAGCTTCCTGGCGCTCCATGATTCTGCAAACGGCATCCTCGATTTTATTTTTGCCGCCAGCGGATACCACAACCGGGGATAGAGCTTTCGTGGTCGCTGTTGCCCGTTCACGTTCGCTCTGTATCTGCTGGCGCAGCTGCCGTTCATGATTCCTGCTTCGTTGGTATCTCCATAGCCACGCTTTCTTTTGGTTGAATTCTTCTCTGGTCATTGGCTCTCCTTTCTTGCAGTTTCATGCAGCGCGGAAGCGTGCAAATATCGCCATTCTTCCACTCGCATGTCGCGCAAAGATGTTTGCGGGCGCATTCATCAACTAGTTGCTGTTTTGTCATGGGGTCACCTCCGGGGGTTTGGGGAGCGGCATCCAGTGGGTGACTGCGTCCAGAGCGTAATAATCGCCCACATTGATAAATTCCTCTGTGTCAGGAAGCCTAAACGCCATTGACATTGAATCAAACGCCGATTCGTATGTAAGAACCACCTCTTTAGCAACTGGCAGTCTGTCTTTAACGCTTATCCAGTCAGTCATCTTCGTTCACCATCCTTTTTTGTACGCTCACCATCCTTTTCCACAGTGCGGGCAAAAATTATAAACAGCGAAAGAAATTGCATTACAAGCTGAACATACAACATTTGTGCTTCCGCTGCTATCACTTATCCAATGTGCCGTAGGTCGCATAGATTCGGGGTCGATGGTCGGAATTGATTTCAGCCATTCAGCAAAATACCGTAACTTTACAATGTCTTTAGTACACTGAATTGCGTAAGCCGATTCGCCTAATTCATCTGCTTTTCCATGCAACATCATAATGTCTAATTCTATATTCTTTAGAATTGGCGTTGCGTCAATCAGCCGCACTGGTTCTTTCGGCTGGCTTGCGCCCGGAATCGGGCAGCCTATTGTTGTATTCATTCTGATACCTCCTCTACATACGCCATATCCTTGCGCAGATTGAGAAATTTAGGATTGAGAATGCAAGCCGGGGCGATAGCATAGCTGGCGCACGCACTGCTTCTGCCCAACTTACCACCCGCGAGCAAAAGGCGAACGATGCTCGCGTAGCCCGTGTTGGAATCCTTGTCTCCGCAATCCCACGGTGTGGACGTCCAAATCCATCTGTCGTAGTGTGGGATGTAGTCACGGTACTTGCGGTACTCATCACACGTGAGGATAAAAACAAAGTCATGTACAGTTCCATAAGCACTGTCGCCGTTGTCGGCTACAAGGTTAACGGTATGCGACAACAGGCTTTTCCTCTCGAAAAAAGCGTTCGCCATATCAGATAGAATCCCCCGCACATTACTGGTGCGGTAGTTATTCCGGTTGCCCTTCTCATCGGCAAAAATATTACTTGGGCAGAACTTTACATTTTTCGCCCAAGGCTTTGCCATAATTGCCAACAGGCCGCCGTCAGGGTGGTTAGGGTCAAGGCAGACCCATTCGAAGTTTTTGAACATGAAGTGCTCGCCGGGACGAAGGGTTGTGATGTTAGTCATTATCTGCTACCTCCTCGTTCCAATATTTTTTACCGCATTCTTCACAAAAGCTATGGTCGCAATATTCCATGTTTCTGTATGTGCTGTCGATGTCGTTTGGGCAAATCGCAATCACTCCTCCCATTGTTTTTGCGTTTGGAAACCGTTTCAAGAACTCGCTCTGGCGGGTCTTAACAGGGTGTTCCTTTCCCCACTGCTCAACAATCTGCACAGCCTTTTCCGCGTATTCGTTTGTATCAACGATACAGTAGCCACCTTTTTTGTTGTACAACTTGCATTCAGAACAACGTTCTTTACTTTTGCACAGCCTGCGTAGGGTTTTCACATATTCAACAGCGTCCATTAGTTGTCAACCTCCTCGTTCCAGTAGTCGTCACGGCACCTACCACAACGGCAAGTGATACTCAAATAACCGTACTTGGCGCATTGCAATGGTTTCAAGGTTCCGTCTAATGAACAAGGCAACAAACGAGTGATGATTTTTAAATTCGCATTCGGGAACTTTTTCTCGAACTCACTCTTGCGGGTTTTAATGGGATTGTCTTTCGCCCATTGCTCGACTTTTGAAATTGTTTCCTCAATGCATTCAACCGAATCGTCGTCGAACCCAGCCTTGCACATTCCTTTTTCCCAAATAGGACATTTCGCGCATCCACTTTGATTTTTGCATAACCTGTTTACCGACTTGACAAATTTAACAACGTCCATAGTCTCACTCCTTACCAATCTGCGTTGATAACAACATAGCTGTCGTACATTATGGCATCATTGACCAATGCGCTGATATAATCCCAGTGGTACACGTTGGCGTTTTCTGCGAACGATGCAAGGTCTTTCGCCTGTTCGAGAGTCAATGTCATATCTTTACCGTACCAGTCGTTATCCGGGGTTCTGTCTTCGTACGGCACATAGTAGCCGATTTTTTCTAGCCAATCTTTCCATGCGTAGCCGCCCGAATTTTCATGATCGATCATATCTCCTTTGATAGGTTTGCCGCAGTGTGGGCATTTGCCCACATCGTAGCGGCTGACTGTAATATCTAATCCCATTGCGATCACTCCTTATTCAATATCTGCAATGCTTTCCACAAAGCAGTTGTAGTAGATATACCGCTTTCCGTCAAAGTCGAATTTCACGAAACCGTCGTTATCGCTTATATCAATTTTGCCTTTATACTGAGCGAGTTGCTTTCCGTCGGCTGTGTAAACGGTCACGGTGCGCTCAATGCCATTTTGCAGATTGCTTTTTTGGTCTAACATGGCGCGTTGCCCGGCAGCTGTATTTGCATAATACCAACGAAAGCCAAAAATTGTGGCAACACAAATCGCTATAGTTACTAACGTCCCGATAGCCGTTGCGGTCGGGGTATCAATGGCATACATGATATAGGCAGCAATCCCAATAATTAGACAAAGTAAAATAATTACTGCTATCCAGGTACCAATCGGCATACAATCACTCCTTATCCAGCCCGCGGGCTACATACTGCCCATAGGTCAGGCCCAGGGCGTCGGCTTCGCGGGTACATTGTTCAATCGGCTTTATTCTCTTGATTTCTTTCGGCACCACGATTTTCTTTGGCTTTTCCGCATTTTTAGCAATGCGCCTTTCCCTGCGCCGCTTTAAAACTTTTTCGCGGGTTTTGTGATATGCGGCACGGGCAGCGGCGTTTCCTTTGATGCGCTTGCACTCCTCGCAAAATCGCGTCTGCCGGTTGACGTTTACCATAATGCTGCCGCAGCACTGGCATGGCTTTGTTACAAAAATCATTTGCTTTTCTCATTTGCCGCCAAGACTTGCACGCCATGGTCGGTCAAATAGGCTTTTACCCACAAATCCGCATCCGCAACATTCTGCACATTGTCGAGCTGCTTTTTACTCTCCGGGGTATAGATACCATCGAGCTTAGGCAGTACAGCTTCGGCAAGGGCTTTCTGAACGTGTGCAATGGTTCTATTGGACAGGTTGGCTTGTAGCATGGCGCACCAGACCTCGTTATAACAGCGGGCCGCGATGCGGTCTGACTGTTCCTCTAGTAGTTTCTTTGTGACGAGCTGTGCAGCGTTCATGGCGTCGGAGGCCAGCGCGTGGCGCTTGGCATAACATTTCATTGGTTACACTTCCAATTCTTCGATAAAAATTTCCGTTCGCGGATTTTCTTTGTCGTACAGTACGCGGGAGCCGTCCGTTGCTGCTACAATGCTACTGTTGTCGTCCTTCAAAATTCTGGCATCAACCAGAATATCCATGATGGCGCTTTCGAGGTTTGTTTTATCAACCTTGCGGCGTGTAGGCATGTAGTACAAGCACTTGACGTTGTAGCGGCCGTCCAGCGGATTTTTTGGTGCCGGGTTTAAATACATCTTGGCAGCTCTTGCGTACTTCAAGTAGGCTGCGCTTGGCAGAACTTTTGCGTACTTGCCCTTATGGCATACCGGGCAGTGAGCGCCTACGTATCCGATGCGGGGGCTGTTCTTTTTGGTGATGGGGGGAAGGCTAATGGTGTACTTGCATCTCATAAACTGCCCCACTGTTCCGCCATTGCAGTGGCAATGCCAAAGAAAGTCTTGCTTTTCCGTTTGCTGTCCCGAAATGGCATTCCGACATTGCTTCTATGCGAACCGTCCGCTCTCTTGCTCCCTCCCGAAACCCACGAACACACAGGCTTTACAATTTCAGTCGGTTCAAGTGGCGGGATTCCTTTCAGCCACAGACATGTTTTCTTGCTGTACGGATTCCCAAATTCATACGGTTGAATAATCTGACTGTATTTTGGCATCCTGTAAACACCTGACGGTATCGGATTTTCAACTGCGATTTTTTCAATCGGTGCATTCAGAAATTTCAGAAAAAATTCTTTTGCAGCCAGCCCATTGCTCAGGCGTTCCAGTTCCACATAGCTTTTCCCATCGAAGCGTTTGTACAATCTCGCTGCCCCCGCATTTGAAAGATATGTGCAAGGTGGGTGAGCAATCAGCAAATCCCACTTGCCTACATCATGAGCCTTGCCGTCCATCGTTACGATTTGCCCCCCTCGATTGCTTTCAGGGCATCGCCTAAAATATGCCATTCCTGGTGTCCACCCGACGGTTCCTGGATGTCGCAGCTGTACGCTTCATGTCCGCGTTCTCGGAACGCCTTGCAGACTGTCTGCGATTCTTCACAGGCAACTAATACTTTCACGGTGCTATCTCCTTTACTTTCGCGTAGTACTTCTCGCTGTACCAGATATCCGGCAGGTGGGGATTTTGAGTGTAGCCTGCTGTGCGCAGGGCGGCTTCGTCGTTCCAACGTGTGGAATACAGGCGCTTGGAGTGGGTTATGTCTCCGGCAGAGCGGGAATAGGTTATGATTTCATACTTCATCTTTTTCCAGTGCTTCTTTCAGGTGTTGCCATGCGCTTTCGTACAGAACTAACGATTTTTTCAGCATCGTCTCGGAATCATTGCGCAGCTTTCGCGCATAAGCCATTTCTGCAAGAGCAATGCGGAAGATAAAATTTTTATCAGACATTTTTTGTCACCTCACAAAACAGATGGAATGGCTTGGCCCATGCGTAGTCGATTTGACCGCAAGCGCCGTGCCGGTTCTTGACGACCTCTAGCACAACGTCGCTTTCGCCGGGCGGGTCGAGTTCATACTTTTCGCGCTCTTTGGTATACTGACCGGGGTTGATGGCAAGAATCATATCGGCGTCATGCTCGATGGTGGCCGAACCGAACATATCGGACATTTTTATCATGCCCGTATCGGCGGCTCTCGCGGCCTGTACGAGCTCGATAATGCAGATATGATATTTCATGGCAAGCTGTTTTAAACCGCGTGTGAGGGCTGCCAGCTCGTCGTTACGCTTTTCTTTTGCGTTGGGCGGTGCGACGAGCCCCAGATGGTCGATGACAACGACTTCCGGCTTTCGGTCTTTGATGGTCTGTTCGACATCGGCCAGCCCGGCAAGGCTGGAATCGTCCAAGATGAGCTTGTATCGCTTTTTGAGAAGTTCGGCATCTTCGGCAATGTGCTGTGTCTCTTCCGGCGTGAGCTTGTGGTTGGCAATGCGGGTGGAATCAATTTGCTCCCACCGGGAGAATATGACGGTGTAAAGCTGTTCGCGGGACATTTCCAACGACTGATAGAGCGTGAGCGCGTTTTGGGATATCTGGCACGCAATTTGCAGTGCCAGGGTGGATTTGCCCTTGCCGGGGCGGGCCGAAATGACCGTGACGCCGCTGCGGGCCAGCCCACCGGTGAGGGCATCCAGCTTACTAAACCCGGTCTGGATGCTATCGCTGGGCTTTTGCAGCCAGGTAAGGAAGTCGTTGATGCCGTCGGCAAAGTCTTTTGCGCTCTGTTCCTTCTGGTGAGCCATGATGTACTGCTGACGTTCCACGATGTGGAACAACTCAGCGCTGGTCGCGTCGGCGTCCTGGTCTTGCGCGAGAATCTTTTGCAGTGCGGCGGTGAGTTCCCGCTTGCGCCAGCCATCCATCACGCAGTTGATGTAGGTGCGAAATCCGGTTACGGATGGGACAGTCTCAACGCACTGCACGGCAAGCGATTTCATGGCGGGGCCGCATTTGGCGATCACCGAGACGGTGTCGGCACGCTGGCCTTTTTCGGCAAGGTCTTTACAGAGCAGGAAGATGTTGCCCAGGTCTTGCAGTTCGAACATCTTGTAGGTGAGGGATGCAAACGCGTCGTCCTGCAAATCAGGCCGAATGAGCATAATACCGATGACGGCTTTTTCAGCAATGGCGGTATTCATTCGACATCCTCCCAACCGATGATTTTAGGGACAACGCCGTTGATGCGTTCCTCCCGGGTATATTCCCGGTCGAATATCGGGCGGCGGGGTTTCTCCGGTGCAGTAGGTTTCTGAGGTTGGGATGCTTCATCCTGCCAGCGCTTTTGGTTGAGCCACGTTGCGGGGTTGGGGATATACTGACCGTTGTCCTTCGTCCACTGCGGGGTGGTTTTCAGATAAGCAAGGCTGGACAGGATAGCGGACAGTGTGGCGTCGTCCTGAACAAGGGCGGCAAACTTTTTGCGGGCGTCTGCCTTGCCAACTTTCTTTGGGTAGGCAGCCCAGAACTTGGTGAAAGCAGGGGAATCCGCGTCGGCCCCTTGGGGGGTATGGGGGGTATTCTTAACTTCTTTATTCTTCTTTATATTAGGGTCTGTGTTAGCACTGTGTTGGTTCTGTGTTA